TAAAAACTTGATTGAGTTAGAAAAGTTAGAACTTCAATGATATATCTAACTTTACATAATCAATTTCAAGCTCAGTTAGAAGGACCTGAATTAAATCTAGTCAGAGAAAATTTTAGTGTAGAAAATAAAGCTGCTAACTTTCAACGTAGATTGAGATCAAGGTTTATAAAAGATCGTATCTACGCAATAACTCCAAAAGGTAAATGTGATATTGGACTAGTTGGAGAGATCATAAAATATTGTAAAGAGAAAAAAATTGACTTTGATATAAACGATGAAGTGTTCAAAGTATTATTTCCATCCTTACCTAAATCTACTATAGACTATAAACTCAAATTCCAACTTAGAGATTATCAGCAAGAAATTGTTGATAAATGTATAAATGCTGGTAGAGGAACTATTGTACTAGCTACTGCCGGGGGTAAAACTCTTACAATGGCTGGTCTGCTTGAGTATTATTATCAAAACGTTAATAAATTTTTCAAAGGATTGATTATTGTACCAGATCTGGGACTGGTTAATCAAACTCATAGTGACTTTAATGAATATCAAGTTAACTATACTCATTCTATATGGTCTGGTAGTAATGACCTCAACAGCAATACTAACATAGTAGTTGCTAACATGGGTATCCTTCAAAGTGAAAAAAGCGATACTAAATGGTTAGAGGATATTGATATACTTATAGTTGATGAGACACATAAGCTTAGAAGAGATAATAAAATTAATAAAATCATTAAATCAATAAAGACTAAACATAAGTTTGGCTTTACTGGTACTCTACCTGATGAACCCCTAGACAAATGGAATATATTCGGTAAGATTGGTCCTCATCTATATGAGAGAAAAGCATATGAGCTAAGAAAAGATAATTATGTAACTCCTGCAAGAGTACATATCTTTGAGCTCAATTATAAAGCTAAGCAAACTGATATTTATAATAAAGATCTACCAGTAAGTTTTTATCTCCAAGAAGGGGAGTATATAAAAAATAATACATATAGAAATACATTTATAAGTAAGTTGTCTATGAGATTAGATAATAATACTCTTATACTTATAGACTATATAGAACATGGGGAGATTCTTTTAGAACACGTGTCTAACTACTGTGAAGGTAAGAAGGTGTTCTTTATATGTGGAGATGTAGAAGTAGATGAGAGACGTAAAATACAACAGTTAATGGAAACAGAAACTAATGTTATAGTTATAGCGATCTCTAAAATATTTTCCACGGGTATTAATATCAAAAATTTGCATTATATTGTTTTTGCAAATGGAGGTAAAGCAAAAATACGTATTATTCAAAGTATAGGCCGCGGCCTTCGCTTGCATAAAAATAAAAAGCAGCTTATAATCTTTGATATTGCTGACAATTTAATATACGGACAAAGACATGTAGAGCAGCGTAAAGAACTTTATAAATCAGAAAATATAAAATATGAGCAAACAACCCACTTCGAAAAGTAAAAAGAAGGAGTATTATGTAAACCCGAAAGAGTTTTATAATCAGATTAAAGTCTACTATGAAACTGATAAACTTGATGATGTTTTAGCTGAGTCTGTGCATAAGATTGCTATAGGTCTCAGTTATGCTACAAACTTTATAAATTACACTTATAAAGATGAAATGGTTGGAGATGCGGTTGTAAAAATGTTCACTGCTCTAAAACATAAAAAGTTTAATATTGAATCTCATTCAAATCCTTTCTCATATTTTACTACTATTGCATATCACGCATTTATTAATAGAATTAAAAAAGAAAAGAGATACAAGCAAACGATCAATGAATACCAAGAAACCGTTTATGAAGAAATTATGTGTGAAGATGGTAATGGTAAAGTCTATGTGAGACTTCCTGACGAAGAGAGTGTATCTCAATACGGTGATTAATGAATTCTAAAATAGCATTTTTTACAGATCTCCACCTCGGTGTTCATCAAAATAGTGATAAGTGGCTCAACATAGCTCTTAACTGGTCTGAGTGGTACAAGAGTCAATTAGAAAAAAATAATATTGATGAAATTATTTTTGGTGGAGATTTTTTTCATTACAGAGATGAAGTAAATGTAAAATGCTTACATACCGCTAATAAAATTTTAGACACCTTCAAAGATTTCAGGATTACTATGATTACCGGTAATCATGATTCTTATTACAAAGATAATTCACTAGTTAACTCCTTATCTATTCTGAATTCTAAAAATAACGTGAACGTTATTGATGTACCTCAGAAAATAAAAATTAAAAATAGAGAGTTAATGATGTGCCCTTGGGGTACAGAGATAAAAGAAATCAAATCAGCGGATATTATTTTTGGTCATTTTGAAATTCAAAACTTTAAGTATAATAATTTTAAGGTTTGTGATCATGGATTTAATTCTAGAGATTTACTAGATAAAACTAATTTAGTTTTTACCGGGCACTTTCATAAAAGAGAAGAGCGTAAGTACAACAACGGTACCATCGTTTATGCTGGCAATCCTTTTGAAATGGATTATAGCGATCTTGCAGATAAAAAAGGTTTTTATATTCTAGACTTCGAGGATTTATCTTACAAATTTTACGAAAATAATATATCCCCTAATCATGTAAAACTCAAGACAAGTGAAATACAAAAACTACCTTCAATGAAGGATCGTTTACATAATATTATCCTTAAGCTATATGTTGATAATGATATTAGAATAAAAGATTTAGATAATATTGTATCTAAAGTTAATTCGTATAATCCTGTAGATCTAACAGTAGACTATTTGCATAAGTTTAATCCTGAAAACACTCCTTTTACGAATGAGCTATCAGATTTGAATACTAGAGAATGTATTATAGAATATATTAATAATACAATTGATGAACAATATAAAAGAGAAGTCATAAAAAAGACTATTGAGATCTATAAGCAGTTTGTATGAAGCACGTAAACTTTAACTATATAAAAGTTAAAAACTTTCTATCTATTGGTAACGAAGAGGTACAAGCAAACTTCAAAACTGGTATCAATGTCATTACCGGTAACAATAAAGATAAGCTTGATCGTCGTAATGGAGTTGGTAAGAGCACGATTGCAGATAGTATACACTTTGCTATCTTTGGAGAGACCATAAGAGAAATACCTAAGAGTAATATTATTAACAATATTACAAACAAAGGGACATACGTGGAGTTAGGCTTTTCTATATCAGAAAATAATATAGTTAATAATTATAAAATTATACGTACTCTTAAACCTACAAAGTGCTTTTTATATATAAACGATGAAGATAAGACTGAGAGTACAATAATTAATACAACTAATACAATCAAAGAGCTTCTTTCTGCTTCTCAAGAGCTTTTTCAGAATTGTGTTATTATGTCTTTAAACACAACTCTACCTTTCATGGCGCAGAAGAAAGTAGAGAAGAGAAAATTTATCGAAGGTATTCTCAAGTTAGAAGTATTTTCTCAAATGCTTCAAGTAGCTAGAACAGAGCATAATGATGTAATAAAGGATTATGACTCTACTAGTAAAGAACTTACTCATCAAATAAATTATAAAAATATCGTTACTAAGCAGTTAGAAGATAAAAAAATAGAAAACGATAATAGAATTGATAGGTATAAGTCTGATGTAGAAAAGAAAAGTAAAAAGATATCGTTACTAGAAAGTCAAATTACTGAACCTAACTTAGAATTAGTAAGTACAATAAAACAAAAGAAAGAAGCATTTGATATAAAGATGGAAGAAGTAGAAAATTCTATAGAAACTGATCTTCATAAAAGAATGCAATATGAAGCTGAGATTAAAATGTTTAAAAAGACTCTCAGCGAGATTGGTACGGATAAAGCTAAATGCCCGGTATGCTTACATGAAATATCATCAGATGATAGAGATCATATAGAATCAGAAAAAAATAAAATTAGTAATGATATAAAGGATAGAGAACAAGATATCGAAGATATAAATTTACAAGTAGGTAATTTAAAGCAAAGGAAAAAAACCTATATTACTGAACAAGATAAATGTAAATCTTATTTGAAAGATGTTTTAGCAGGAGTTGAGTCTAATAAGAGAATTAAAATAACTATAGGAGAAATTAAAGAAGAGATATTAGAGCTTGAAAAGGAAATCTCTACTATTGAGAACACTACTGATAATACTGCTGAACTAGAAAAACAAATAGAAGGTTATTCTAATCAGGTTACTACTCTTGAAAATGATATAGAAAGATTATCCAGATCAAACAAAATACTAGAATTTGTAAAATACGTTTTATCAGAAGAAGGTGTTAAATCTTATATTGTTAAAAAGATATTAAACATTCTTAACAATAGACTCTTATACTACTTAGACAAAATGGATGCTAATTGTGTCTGTAAGTTTAATGAGTTCTTTGAAGAAGAGATTAAAAACGATAAAGGTCAAGAATGTTCTTATTTTAATTTTTCAGGTGCAGAGAGAAAGAATATCGATTTAGCTTGTCTTTTTACATTTATGGATATTAGACGTATGCAAGGAGATGTATCTTATAACTTAGTTATGTTTGATGAATTATTAGATTCTTCTTTAGATGAAAAGGGGGTAGAACTAGTACTTTCAATACTTAAAGAAAGGGTAGATCAATACAAAGAAGGTATTTATATTATTTCTCATCGCAAAGAATCTGCAAAAGAAAGCTCAGGAGAAGTAATATATCTGGAAAAAACTAATGGAATTACGCGTAGAGTAAACTATAATAATTAATATGCTGTCTCCTTTCAATACAATTACAAGAAGACCTTTTAGCACCGTAGAAGGTGTAATCAATAATCCTAATCAGAGTTCCAATAGTAAAACAAAGGTTGCACCTAAAATGCAATCAAAAAATCTAGACCGGGTCTTAAATTTTTATGCTGATTATTCAGGTTGTGGTCATTGGCGTATGATCTGGCCAGAATTTATACTTAGAATCAATCAAACATTTAATATTTCAGGTGGGACTGTTATGATTGGGGATCCTAACTTTTACACAGATGTAAAATCAGTACGTATACAAAGGCAAGCAACAGAATCCCAAAAACAATTTATGTCGTTTATCAAAGGCATACAAGATAAACAAAAAGAAAAAATGAATATCATATACGAAATTGATGATATTATTTTTATTGAAGACATACCTGAGTACAATAGATTTCGAAGTGCTTTTGATGACCCTACTATACGAAAGACATCTATGGAAATCATGAACCTTGCTGATGAAATGACAGTAACTAATCAGTTCATGAAGGATTATTTTGCAGACAAGACTGGTCACAAACAAATTTCAGTTATACCTAATTTTGTACCAAAATTCTGGATGGATAGGTTTTACAATAAAACTGAAATTTCAAATAATTTTGAGCAAAATAAAAAGAAACCAAGAATTTTATATTGTGGATCTGGAGCTCATTTTGACGTAGATTCGAGAGTTAAACATGTAGATGATTTCCATCACGTACATGAAGTTATAAGAAAAACAGTTAAAGATTTTCAGTGGGTATTTTTTGGAGGCTATCCTTTACTATTAAGAGATCTAGTACAAGCTGGTAAAATAGAATATCATGGCTGGAAGAGTTTAATGGAGTATCCTTATAAAATATATGATTTAAAACCACAGCTAATGTACGCTCCGTTAATTGATAATAACTTCAATAGAGCAAAGAGTGATCTTAAATTTATTGAAGGGTGTTGTATGGGTCTGCCTACTATCTGCCAAGATATGGTTACTTATGAAAACGCCTTTCACAAATTTAAAACTGGATCTGAATTAATTGATCAGATTAAGGTTTTAACAAAAGATAGAAAGAAATATATTGCCGAGAGTAAAAAAGCTAGACGTTTTGGAGAAACAAGATGGCTAGAAGATAATATTGGATTTTATGAGGAATTATACAAATATCCTCATGGTCATCCAAAAAGGGAAAAAATTAACAAACTAAACAATATAGTTGTAAAATAAAGGAAAGCCTCTATACTCTATCATATGTATAGAGGTTTATCATATATGCCGCATGAACGCAAAATGCGGTTGTTTACTTGGTCTGAAGATGGAGCTCGCATAACTACAGATGTTGGCTACCATCCTTATTTTTACTACGAGACTAATAACCCTCGCCTACAGTCTGCTACTTCCCTATATGGTACAAAACTAAGAAGAATCATTTGTAAGTCTGATAAAGAACGCAGAGATAAGATCAAAGATTTAGGTATTGACCGTATATTCGAAAACATAACTCCCTATCAGCAATTCCTTATTGACCAATATTGGGATAAAAATGAAGATGATGATTTCGATAAGTTCCCTCTCAAGAATTGGTTTTTTGATATCGAGGTTTACTCCCCTGACGAGTTCCCTAGACCTGAAGATGCGAAGTTTCCTATTAATATCATTACTGTATATGATACTTTAGATAAACATTACTACTCATGGGGTCTAGGAGAATACAAACCTGAATTAGATAATGTAACGTATGTAAACTGTAGCACAGAAAAAGATCTACTTTGGAACTTTCTTAACTTTTATCGTAAAGACCCTCCTGATATTTTATCTGGGTGGAATAGTGAAACATTTGATATTCCTTATATTATTAATCGCTTAGAAAACGTATTCGGAGAGGATGTAAGAAACATGATCTCTCCTATGAACGAAGAGCTCAAGCGCCCGGTGTATGCGCGTCAGTTTATGGGCTCCTTTGGTAGAGAGCAAATCAAATACATAGTAGAAGGTATTAGTATGCTTGACTACCTTGATATCTATAAAACTTTCTCTATGGGTCAGAGAGATAGTTACAAACTTGATTCTATTGGTGAATATGAAGGAGTTGGTAGAAAGGTAGATACAAACAATACCAACCTTGCAACGTTAGCAGAGAAAGACTGGAAGACATTTGTTGATTACAATATTCAGGACGTTACTCTACTAGCTAAACTTGACGAAAAGCTACAATTCCTAGATTTGGTACGAATGCTTTCATATGTTGGTTTAACCCCGTTTAACGCTGCATTAGGTACTATTAGCACAGTAAATGGTAGAGCTATCATTCAAGCTCGCAAGGGAGATGATCCTAGAGTCATACCTACTTTTATCAAAGATGGTACTAGAACAGAAAAGTATGAAGGTGCATACGTAAGTGAGCCTCAAAGAGGATTCCAAGAGAATATTATATCATTCGATGCTAACTCTCTATATCCTTCTGTGATGATTACTCTCAATCTCAGTCCTGAAACCAAGTTTGGTTCTATTACTTTTACAGATGATACTTATGTGCATGTAAAGTCAGTAAATAATGAAGACTATAAATTTACTAAACCTAATTTCATCAAATGGGCTCAAAAGAATAAGATAGCTATCACTAAAGCTAAAAAACTATTCTTTCAAGAACCTAAGGGTATTTTCCCTACTATATCAGAGCATTTTTATGCTATACGAAAAGAAAAAAAAGCTCTTATGATATCTCTTAAAAAAGAGCTAACCGATCTTAAGAATAAACTACCTGATATAACTGATAAAAAAGAGAAAGAAAAAGTACAAAAGAGAATTGATGAATTACCTACTAAAATTAACCAAGCTAAGATATATCAATTAACTCTAAAGATTTTGATTAACCGTATATATGGTTATTTTGGCAACAAACACTCTCAAATGGGAGATGGTGATATTGCTAGGTCTATTACGCTGACAGGTCAAGAGGTAATCAAACAAAGTAATGTTATCTTAAGAAATTATATCAGAGAGCATACTAACCTTACTGATAAAGACCTAAAAGAGAATGACCCTATTATATACAATGATACTGATTCTAGTTATGTAACTATATCTCCATTGTTAAAACATATGAATATACCTTTATTTATAGAGGCACATTCCCCTGCAACAAAGAATATAGTAGTAAAACCTGAGGTATATGATCTTGTACAGAACATAGAAGATTACCTTAACGAGCATATAGAAGTATGGGCTAAAAAATCTCTTAATACAATCGATCCTAGATTTGTTTTCAAGAGAGAATCTATTTGTGATAAAGGATTATTCTTACAGAAAAAACGCTATGTATTACATAAACTAGATGATGAAGGAGACCCTTGTAATACATTCAAGTATACAGGTGTAGAGGTAGTTCGTACTACTATGCCAGATCCTATCAAGCCTCATGTAAAAGGCATTATTGAAAATATGATCATGGAGCAGAATGAGTCTAAGACTAATGAACTATTCGAAAAAGTATATGAGCTATTTTCAAGTTTACCTATTGAAGATGTTGCGTTTGTTATGGGTATCAAAGATTATGATAAATATGCAATCAAAGCTAATAATTTTACTATAGGTAA